CGACCTGAGCGGTACCGACCTGCGCTATGCCAACCTGCGCGATGCCGACCTGCGCTATGCCAACCTGCGCGATGCCGACCTGAGCGATGCCAACCTGAGCGATGCCAACCTGCGCTATGCCGACCTGCGCGGTACCGACCTGCTCGGTACCAACCTGCGCGATGCCGACCTGAGCGATGCCAAAAACGTAATAATCCCCATATGTATCGGGCAAGTAGGAGAGGAAGTACGCACGGGTTACGCAATTTGGACGCCAGATGGAACAATGGTTAGACTTGGTTGTTTTTGGGGTACAGAAAAAGATGCTCTCGTAGCAGTTACCAAAAAATACGGCGCACGATCTGGCTATACGATGATGGTTCGTGCGGCTTGTAAGGTTTCGAAAGAGCGTAAGATTTTAAACCCAACCAAAGAAGGAGAATAGGTTATGACTAAAGAAAACGAAGAACTGGTAATGTTAATTTGTAAGCACTGTAATAGGGTTGTCCACTCCTCGACCAGCAAGAAGCCGCCTATAAAAATTGTGGGGTGGTGTTGCGCAGACTACGACGAAGATTTTATCAAGCAAAACACAGGAGAAGAAAAATGAATATCAAAAAACATATAGAAGAATTAAAATCGGTATTATGCGACCCTGAAGGTAAATTCTGACGCTGATAGGGATATTGTCGATAAGGCTCTTGCGGGTCTTTCGCTCGCCGACTCTGGCTGCGTGTTTACTGATATGGGACTTAAACCTCCTACCGAGTTATGTGTTAAATCCGATGATTCGGAAGGCATAAAGGAGCAAACAAAATGACCACAAAAGAAATGAAGCAAGAACACGATGCGGCTGCGTATACGCCGAAAGGTTGGGTTTTGGTGCCTGAGAAACACACAGACGTGATGTGTTTCGCTTGGTGGATGTCGGAAGATGCTTTCAATAAAGCTTACGAAGCCCTAGTAGCAGCCGCGCCAACTTATAAGGGGGATGTGTGATGGGTCGAAATACTCAAAAATTTATAGACCGCGTTTGTGAGTATCGGCGTGTTCCGCCAATAAGAAAGGGTACGCGCTGCACAGTCGACGGCAAAGAGGGGAAGATTTGGGGCGGGAATAGCGCGGCAAACTTCAACGTGAAATTTAATGATGGAGTCATCAGTAATTGCCACCCGTATTATAAAATGAAAATACTTAATGATGACGGCTCTTTAATTTATGAGCACAAGGATAAAACCAATGACGAATGAAAATGAATTGATGCCTGATAAAATATGGGTAGAAGAAGGCTGTATTGGAATATGCGGTGGAAGCTTTAGAACCTTGGATACGGGGCGTGATGCGACTAAATACACCCGCAGCACCCCACAAGAGGCGATTGATGTTGAGTATTTGCTTGAAGATATAGAGGAGGTCATTAGCGACACGCACGATATTGATGTAGAGGATAAACATTACGCTGTTAAGATTGTAGACCACCTACAATCCCAAGGCTACCTAACCCCGCCAATCAAGCCCGATAATGCGGAGGCTTTGGAGGCTTTAGAAAGTTTGAGCGAGAAGCGGTGTTCTTGTGGAGATATGCAAGAACTATGTGAGGTTAATTGTGATTATTGCAACACCTACGAAACAATCCGCAAAGCCTTAGAGGGTAAGACATGATATGCCTTTTCTATGCCCCTATATTTGAAAGTGAAGACCAAGCCTTGGATGAGGCGCGCGCATACGCTAAAGAGCAGCGGCTCAACCTGTCCGATTGTAAGCTACACAAGTCAGGTGAGTGCGTAACCGTGTGGGGTAATTTGCCAAACCGTTAGCCGTATCGCATACTAATATACGCATGCACAAAAACGGTTAGCGAATGAAAATCATAGACAAATTCTTTAAGCCAAAAACAGAAGCGAAAAACTTTGCTTACTCAAACATCCTTGAGGGGTCTTTTGCTGATCAAATCCTTTTCGGTGGTCGCGTTACCCCCACCCGATCCGCTGAGTTTTACCGCACATCATCCGCTGTTGCTACTGCAATTGATACGATCGCAAAAGAGATTGAGCAGATAAAACCAGTTGTAGAGATGCGGGACGGTACGCTTAACGACACGCACGAGGTGCTTAATCTTTTAGAAAACCCGAATGAGTTTGAAGATTACCGCGATTTTATCGGGCAGCTATCCCGTAACTATTTGCTAAACCATGACGCATACCTGTACGCGGAGGGGTCAACAAATAGGCCTCCCGCAACGCTTTTCTCAGTTAAAAACCAAACGGTGACAATCACCCCCGATGGTCTAGACCAATACCCCAGCACATTCCAGACAACGCAAGGCTTCTCTAATGGCGTGTATTCTCGCAGGAAACTAAAAGGCAAGATGCGCTTTTATGATGGCAACCTTAGAGAGCTGTATCAGATACACGGATATTCATCACGAGTTGAGAACACATACGCAGACAGCCCGCTTGAGGCTGCCGCATTAGAGGCTAAGCAGCAAATACTAGGCCGCAAGCATAACCTTAAAATTATTGAAAACGGTGGCCGCCTATCCATGGCAGTAATCATGAAGGGCGAACACCAGCCCAGCCCAGAACAATTCAACGAGTTTAAGCAGTCCGTTTTAAATGACTTTAGTGGGGCTGACAATGCGGGCAAGGTAGCTGTATACGCTGCCTCCGACATGGACATCAAAGAAATGGGCATGAACAACAAGGATATGGACTTTTCTAACCTTGATAATGTTTCGCGTGATAGCATCTTTATGAGGTATGGTATTCCATTGCCTATCGTATCGCCTGACCGTCAAACGTTTAATAACTTTGACCGAGCTATTGAAGATTTATATGACCGTGCGGTACTGCCTTATACGATGGTTCTGTTTAGTGGCCTGACCAAAATGCTGCGCAAGAGGTACGGCGACAGCTTTGAACGCTTAACATACAATCCAGAAGATATATCAGCCCTCAAAGGCCGCATGTTGGAGGAGCTTAAGAAGCGTCGTGACATTAATCTGGAAACAGTTAATGAAATGCGTGAAGGCTTGCCAAACCGTGACCCTATCGCGGGCGGCGATATATTCTATCAATCATCAATGCTTATACCAGCGGGGGAAGACCTAACGGATGATGAACCGTTTGAGGTGGATGATGCATAAGTGCATAAGCATTAAATCAATACGGGAAAACGAGTGGCTCACGATTGAGCAAAAGAATATAGCCACGCGCGAGTTAAACGATAAGCTTCGTCTTGAAAAGGTTCTTGATGCGCAACTGCGCCCTATTATGAACCGAATGAATAGAGACTTCAAGCGCAAATACGCCGCTACTGGTCAGGTTATTAATTTTGATGTGTATCGTGGAGATGTAGCGGCGATACTTAGAAAACACTACGACCGCGTCCAAAAAACATTCAAGTCAAGCACTAAGCAGGTCTCCAATGATGATCTTTTAGAGCTAGGGCTTGCAGAATGGCAAGCGGATAAACTTGTAACCCAGCCTGAATTTATAATCAGTACAACTCAAAAGGACGCAAACAAGTCCGTTCGTGAGGCCATGAACTCAATACTAGACAACGGCGCTGAGTTGACTGCGTTGGGCGTTGCAACTGTTGCGGCTGTGTTTAATCGCCGTAAGTTGTTCGGACGGCTTTCAGGCATTACAATAACAGAAACGCAAACCGCTGCGGAAAGTACAAAGCTTATTGCAGCGCAAGCACGTTCAGGACGCACGCCGTACACGGTACGCAATGATCCGTTTGCTCTCACTCGCCCGCGCGAGGAGGAGATTAAAGACGGAACAAAGCAATGGATAACCGTTGGCGATAGGAATGTTCGCGCAAGCCACATCAGTGCCGATAAACAAACGGTCGATATTGACGCGACGTTCGAGGTTGGTGGCTTTAAGATGCGCCACCCTGCCGATACAAGTTTAGGTGCGCCAGTTAAGGAGTGGGCAAACTGTAGATGCGCCTCAAACATTAAAGTAGATTTTTAACTAAGGAGAATAAATATGAGTGATGATTTCAATACATACCGTGAAGGCTTGAGTGACCCAGCGGATAATCATGTGGCTATTACACCACACAATACAACTGATTTAGATAAGGTTGTGCGCGGTGTTTATGTGGGCGTAGGTGGCGACATTGCTATGGTGTCCAAAGATGATGTTGTTGTGATTTGCAAGAACGCAGTTGCTGGCTCAATTATCCCGTTCCGTGCGAAGCGCATTAATGTGGCAAGCACTTCGGCTACGGATTTAGTGGGCATGTACTAATGGCATCAACCCCCGATATGTACAACTACTTCCAAACGCCAGACAGGTCAATAAGCCGTAAGGATAATAAGCTTGTTCTTGGCGGTTTTGTTGGTATCTCTGGGAGAGCGAGTTAAGCTAATTTGAGGCATGGCCGCGCGTAATGTAAACTTGTAACAAAATAAAAGGCTTACAATGAAGAATAAACATTTTTTAGATTGCGCGTTACTTGAGGTAAAGACTTCTGACTTTTCAGAAAAGTACTTTATGTTCGAGGGTTACGCTTCCACGTTCGGGAACGAAGATCGAGGCGGCGACATTGTTGTTCGCGGTGCGTTTGAGGACACGATCAAGAAACTTTACGCCAAGGCTGCACCAATAAAGGGCACTGAGTTTAAAAAGCTTGTGCCTGTTTTGTGGCAGCACAACTTGAGCGAGCCTATCGGTTCTTTCGTTGAGATGCGCGAAGATGCAAAGGGATTGTATGTTAAAGGTATTCTACCTAAGGCGGATGATTTTGTACGCGGTCGGGTTATTCCTCAAATGGATGCTGGATCAATTTCTGACATGTCCATTGGTTACGTCATTGAAAAAGAAAGCTTCACAGGTAATGTCCGCAACATCGAGCGCGCTCAATTGTTTGAAACGTCTCTTGTGACAATCCCAATGAATGAAGAGGCCGTTGTGACTGGATTTAAATCTCATGAAATTAAAGCTTTGCCACTTGCTGGCGCTGGCCAAGTTTTTGATGATGAAAACATGACATATCTTATCAACAACGGTGAAGAAAAACTATTGCCCGTTGCTGGTATTGTGGATGATGCACTATCAATAATCCCTAGCGCGGTGTTTGATGCCGCTATACAAGTCCAGAAGGGCGATGTTACGCAAGGGATGACCGTTCACGACATTACAGAGATAAAGAGCACTCTTGGGGAGTGCTACAAGCAAATGGGACTAGAAAGCCCGTTTACAGATAAAGGCGCGTTTTACGTGAACGACATTAAGTCGTTGAGCGAACGCGAACTAGAAACACTGCTGAAAGGCGGCGTATGTTTTAGCCAGAAAACAGCTAAAGCAATTGTATCACTTTTGAATGATGACGCGCAGCGGGATGTTGACGCGAAGTCTCAGCGGGATGCTGACTTGAAAGCGGAAATTAATAAACTCATGAAAACTTTTAAATAGAAAGGGCATATGATATGTCTGAAGAAAACCAAGAGGTGATGAGTGCATTGGCAGAAATCCGTGAAGTAGCGGAAAAGTCAGGCATCAATTCACCAGAATACAAGGCGATGGAAGAAAAAACTTCGTCTGCGTTCGAAAAACAAGAAAAAGCAAATCAAGATGTTGTTGCTAAACTGGCTCAAGAGCGTAAAGACCTTGAAGACGTTAAGGATCAAGTTAAAGACCTCGAAGTTGAACTTGCTCGCAAGGGCGCTGGTTCTAACGGCGTTGACTTTAAAGAAACATCTGAATACAAAGCGTTGAACTTGTTCGCGTCTAAGGGTGCTGAAGCTCTTGACATGGATGCTAAAGCTTTGTTGCGCACTGACAGCGATACTGCTGGCGGTTACTTGACGTCTTCTGAGATGGACAGTGAAATAATTCGTTTGATTACTGAAATCTCACCAATTCGCCAAGTAGCACGCACTCGTACAATCGGCAAGAAAACTCTTGAAATGCCTAAGCGTACTGGTATCCTAACGGCTACTTACGAAGGTGAAACTGAGAGCGCGCAAGATAGTACTTCTGAGTATGGTTCTGAAACAATCACAGCTAACGCTTTGACTGTAAATGTTCCGTTTACTTATGACATGCTTTTGTCTTCTGATTTCGATATCGAAGCAGAGATAAATCGTGATGTTGCTGAAGCATTTGCACAAAAAGAAGGTAATAAATTCTTGCTCGGTGACGGTGTTCGCCAGCCAGAAGGTATCCTTGCTAATGCGGCTGTTATTGCTAATGCGCGCGAGAGTGAAAGCTCAGGCGTTATCACTGGTGATGACATCATCTTGATGACAGGCGACCTCAAAGAAGGTTACAACCCTATCTTTGGTTTCAATCGCCAAACTCTAGCGTTCTTGCGTACACTTAAAGGCTCAAATGGTCAGTACCTTTGGAATGTTGGTCTTGGTGGCGGTAAGCCTAACCAATTGGCTGGTGAAGACTATCTTGTAATGCAAGATGTGCCTTCGATTGCCACTGGTGCGCTTTCTGTTGTTTACGGTGACTTTATGCGCGGTTACACTATCATCGATCGTACAGGCTTGGCTGTTGTTCGTGATGAAGTAACACGTAAAAAAGAGCGTATTATCGAGCTATGTTTCCACAAATACAACACTGGTCAGGTTGTTTTGGAAGAAGCGTTCAAAGCACTTAAAATCAAAGCATAGGAGCAAATTATTATGAAACTTTTTGATCTACATGATAACTGTGAAGTAGCGAATGCGCTTGACAGTCAAACTATTAGCTCTGACGCAACTACAAACGGTGAAATCGTTGATACTGCTGGATACCACGGCCTTGAGCTTGTTCTCAAGTCTGGAGTTATCACAGACGGCGCTTACACTGTAACGCTAACGCATGGCGATGACGCTGCGCTTGCTGACGGGGCAACTGTTGCCGCCGCTGACTTGCTCGGTTCTGTTGCTTTTGCCGCAACCGAAGACAACGCCGCTAAGCGCGTTGGTTACATCGGTAAGAAGCGTTACGTTCGTTTGAATGTTGTTTCAACTGGTACGACATCTGGTGGTGTTTTTGACGGCGTAGCTGTTAAATTCTCACCTTTTCACGCACCAGTAGCTAATCAATAAAAACTTATTAGTGAGCTGCATCTTAGGGTGTGGCTCACTTTTTTTAATGAATTACACAAGGGAAAAACAATGTTAGTAAAATTTCACAAAACAGGTAAGGTAGCTCTTAACTACGGTATTGACGGCATGATTGAAGTCGAAGCCGAAGAAGTGCGCGAACTAGAGCGCGGCATTGCTCTTATTTTGATTGACAACGGTATCGCTGTCGCGCATATTAATGGCGCAAAGACTGTTGATAACTTCATGCCAGACGTTGAGCCAGTAGCCGAGCCAGTAGCAGAGGCGGAAACAGCGCCAGTAGTTGAAGAAGAGCCAGCACCTAAAAAACGCGGTCGCAAGTCGAAAGTAAAATAATGGGAAGCTATTACGAGCTACAGAATACACCAACAAGCCCCGTATCGTTAGCGGATGCTAAGTCATTCCTAAAGATTGACTTCACCAAAGATGATACGGTTATCACTGATATGGTAGCCGCTGCCGTTGAGTGGGGTGAGGCGTATTCTGGCCGTGACTTCTCTAACAAACAATGGATAGCATATTTTGATATGAGCTGTTCCGACCTTTATGAGCCTATGCCGTATCTAAAATTGGAGCGCAGCCCATTAACGTCCGTTACCACTGTTGAAACATCAAGTGCTGGGGTTTATTCAGCCTTTTCTGATTACATCGAAAAGAAAAAGCAAGGCTACAGCATTTTGCTTCTGAACACTAATGTGGTTATCGATACAACCGTATCATACACATACAAGGTTACGTTTCAAAGTGGCTACGCTACGTTGCCCAGTAATATCAAACAAGCTATACTTGAGCATGTATCGTTCTTGTATGAAAACCGTGGGGACGCACCGAGTGAGCCACCGCAACAAATCAAGAACCTATACGGAAAACAAAAGCTAGTTATCGGATATGCCTAATGCCTGTAAGACAAATTCAACGCAGAAAACTAAGGAAAATATCCGTAGGTGATATGCGTGATTGCGTGTCCCTTGAAGAGCGCGGCATTCAATCCCCCACATTCGATAGCGTTAGGTTTAGTGAGGGGTACACCCAAACAGCAGAGGTTTTTACTAAGGTAGAAACAGAATTTAACGCTCGATTGTTTGATGGCGTATCCATAGACGAAAAACCAAGCCATAAGTTTACAATACGCTTCCGTGATGACGTTACAAATGAAACCCGCGTAAGGTGGAAGGGTGTTTTATATCGTTTGCTTCGTACTGACGACTACGAAGGCCGTGAGGAGTATTTAGAGCTTTACGGTATGATTGATGGGGATGAAACAAAGGAGAGCGCACAATGACGATACGTGTTAAGGCTGACCCTAAGAACAGGCAAGTATTATTCGGTTTAGATAATATATCAAAAGGCCACAAGCAAGCCATCCGTTCTGGAGCGTTCGATATAGGGCGCAGAAACCAATTAGACATACGTAAGAATATCAAGATGGGCGCGAAAACAGGGCGCTCGTATCGCGTTGGCGGCAAGGTTCATAGATCATCCGCTGCTGGTGAAGCCCCCGCCCATTTAACTGGAAACCTAACACGAAGCGCAACGTTTAACGTTCGCGGGCATAAGCAAGTCGAGTTTGGTTATGGCGCATCCGCTCATTACGGTGAATACCTTGAGGACGGCACGCGAAACATGAAAGAGCGCCCTAACATCAAGCGTGTTGCTGACGGTAACGCGCAAACATTCATAAATTATATGGTAAGGTCTTACAATGCGGATTAGCGATGTAGCAAAACAAATTCGGGCGGTGCTTCCCAACTATACGAGCTTGTTCGGCAGCTCTATCGCTGTTGACAACATGAGCGCCTCTGGCGGGGTGGCCACTGTCACCACCGCCACAGCTCACGGGCTAGCAAACGGAAGCGCCGTGACCATTGCTGGCGTTGAAACGCGCACGCCCATTACTGGCTTCAGCCAAGACGGATTAAACTTTGTGTTTGAAACTGGCCTTGATCATGATTTAACTCTTGGCTGGCCCGAACATGAAAACATAGAGCTGGGCGGGTTCACGAATACGAATTGGAACGTTGAACTCGCACTCAAGGCAGTTGATAACCGCCGCACGTTTAAAGTTATGAGCGCGAACTCTGCGCCTGTATTAAATGGCAGTCAATATTTGCTTGAAAAAAACCGCATAGACGGCGTTAACGGTGTTTACTCCGTAACCGTAACTGGTGCAAACACGTTCACGGTGACTGGCGGCATGAATGACGGCATATACACGCCCGTCAACGGTTCGGTTAATCTAAACCCACGTATTGCCGTTGTGATTGACATTGACCGTGCCATTGATGAATACACAAAGCAGGTCGTAAATGATTACTGGTTGTTTGTTGAGCCTATGGATGCGGAAGTGTCCAAGGACAGGAGCACATACTCTGACGCCACCGCAACGATAACAACTGGGCAAGAGATGCGCACGCGTATTATCGATGGTTTTGTTTGTTATATCGTTGCGCCTGTCACTGATCAGATAGCGGGCGAGACAAGCCTAGACGTTTGCAGGCATGACCTTTTGTTGCCTATGATGAGAACATTGTACGGGACTAAGTTCGATACGGGGCTTTCCAATGCCGCTGACTTTAGAACCATACTAAACGGGCATGGTGTTGCGGCATACAATAAAGCATACTTAGTTTACCGTTACGAGTTCCAAGTCACGATGGACTTGACTGATGATGATACGGTTTTACCAACAGAAACACGCGCTTTCCGTGATGTTAATTACATTCTTGATGTTGGGAGAACAACAACATGACAATGACGGTCAACATTAACCTTGACATTGTGCCATTTAACGCCAGCACAATTTCCGCGAGTGTTGGGGTGTTTACCCTTACTGGCTTTGATGCATTATCAGGAGAGAACTTAATTATGACAGCCGCAAACGGATCGTTTGCATTGGCTGGACAAGATGCGGCCTTAACTGAAGCCTCAAGCGTAACGCTTATTGCTAATAACGGTTCATTTGCATTGTTAGGACAAGATGCTGCGGTGGTTCTGTCCATTAACATGGCTGCAAGCAATGGGTCGTTTGCGCTCACAGGCCAAAGTGCTGGCTTGCTAACAGGCAACGGGTTCGCCGCTAACGCTGGTATATTTGCCCTTGCTGGTCAAGACGCAACGTTCGCCATTGTCGGAAGCACCACACTTGCAGCCGACAGCGGAGGCTTCGCCCTAAACGGTCAGGACGCAGGAACAAACACTTCCAGCTTGATGATTGCTAGCGTTGGGTCGTTCGCGCTATCAGGTCAAGATGCTTCACTATTGATAAGCAGCGGCATAATCGCCGATAGCGGATCATTTGCGTTATCGGGTCAAGATGCACTATTTGCACGCGGCGTAAATATGATTGCAAGCGGCGGTTCGTTTGCCCTAACTGGTCAGGACGTGACGTTCATCGAAACGCAGAGCATAAGTATGGCGGCTAACAACGGCGCGTTTGTTTTAATTGGGCAAGCGGCAACCCTTACGGCCTCAACCCCGTCAGCAGGTTGGGCGCAAGAGGGAACAACATATACAGGCGTCAGCATCAACGGCGTCGGTTACACATGTAAGCTTTCAACAGGGCATGTGGTTTCTTTTGATACAGGAAGCGACAGGTTACAGGCGTTATCTTGGGATGGCTCAACGTTCTCAACTGTTGGAAACACATTTGCTACAGGTGCAATAACCAATTATGGCGTGGCTACATATCTTGCAGATAACAGAATCATGATTAGTCGACAAGGACAATACTTCGTGACCTATGATTTTGATGGCACTGACTTCTCTAGCGCCGCAACTCTATTCACACTAGAAAGCTTCTCTGCGGTGTGTGGGTCAAGTTCCACTAGAATATTCACCTACGAGAGGACAATAGGGATTAAATGTCAAGACTTGTCTGGCACAACGTGGTCACAAACTGGATCAACGTTCTCCCTGACAGGGGTCGCTGGTTCTATGGCTATACAGGTTCTTGATGATACACCAAATGCGGAAGTGATTGTCGTTTACGAAGGTAACGGCTCAGACTTGATACGCGCCTACAGCTTTAACGGCACAACATTCACCGCCCTCGGTACTGCCCTTTCCTTTAGCCCTGCAATGTCTGTTAATGAGGCCGAACTTGGCGCGTTTAGCGGCACAAGCTTCTGTATGACTTATTACACACTAAGCCCGAACACGCAGCGCATGGTGCAGTTCGACTTTGACGGGACAGACATAACCTTGGGAGATGTGCTAGACCTTGCGCCCCTCAGCTTGGATGGTTTGACAGGAGACGTTAATACCTTCGACGCAGGTGAGGTCGTCTATTGTTGTAGAACAAACAAAATAGCGGTGCTGTCGTACTCATAGGAGACAAAATGAAAACAATATTTCTAATCGCATTACTGTTCGCAAGCCCCGCCTTCGCTAAAACCGTTAATTTTACGGGGGGCAACAAATCAGCTACAATAGCAATCACTGCCGAGGTTTTGAATTTTCAGACCATCAACGATCAAGGCGAGTGTGCTATTAATGGCGAGGTTATTGACTGCGCAGAAATAGACGGCTTTATTGAGCCAGCGATTATAGACTTAACAACCACAGAGAAAAAGGATAGCCCGCATGGCAACTTTCAATAAATTCAATTCTTTTGTCGAAGCTTTGGCCGAGGGCAAGCATGATCTTGGTGCTGATACACTAAAAATGATGCTTACAAACGTAGCGCCAGTCGCGACAAACACAGTGAAGTCTAACTTAACCGAAATCTCCGCAGGTAACGGCTACACTGCTGGCGGTACAGCCGTGACAATCACAGCGTCTTCACAAACGAGCGGAACATATAAGCTTGTTGGTAGTGATGTTGTTTTCACTGCGGCAGGCGGTGCGATTGCTACTTTTCGCTATGTTGCGTTATACAACGACACAGCGGCGAGTGATGAGCTGATCGGTTTCTGGGATAACGGCAGCGCCGTTGATCTGGCGGACGGTTCGGACTTCACCGTTGATCTTGATCCTACAAACGGAATCCTGCAGATCGTTTAATATTTAACAGCCCGCACAATCGCATGATATGCGGGCTGTTTGCCATCGTAAATGGTGCGGGCGGCTGGGATCGAACCAGCGACCAATCCGTTATGAGCGGATGGCTCTACCACTGAGCTACGCCCGCAATTTTATGAGTTAGCGATAAACTTATCAATCCTATTGATTTTCTTCTCTAGTTTTTCGGCTTCTTTGGTATATTGTTTTTGCCTCGAGCTAGTCGCCATGAATGGGGAAAAAACCAAAACAAATGGTATAGCTATCCATCCAATAAAGGGTATCCATACACATATACCAGCGGCAACTATAGCTATAAAAATCCCAAGCGCAATATCGCTCATGATAAAACCCTCAACCGCAAGCCTATTCGCTTTTGCAAGCTCGACATTAAGTTTTTCTCGTCTCTGTTCTAGCTTACTCATTATGCGACACCCCCGTTAATTGATACCAAAGGCAGTCGCCCGCTTTGTAGGCCTCTAATATCCATCATTAGCAGATCAATAGCGCATTGTGCGCGTTTGGTCACATCGCTATATTCTGTGTAGCCCTCCATACGTAATACAGCCATGCCGCGTTCTAGGTGATCTTTAGCGTGTGTTAATGCCGATACTTTTATTATCCTGTCTTCTGGTGTCATTAGTTATTCTCCTTTAGCTTTTTTGATTGCTTCCTCAGCCTCATTTAGCCATTGGATGTCAATTTCAACAGCACATTTTGAGGCATTCCAATTGCGGTGTTCAATTAAGTCCATTAGAACATTGTACATATCAGGCGCGGCGGCTTCTAGTGCAATTATGGATTGAGTTAAGCGCACCTGCTCACTTAAAGCTACCCTTGCTGGCGTGTGTTTCGTGTCTGCCATTACATCACCTCAAGGATTAAAAGATCAGTTGTTGCGTAATCGTTTTCATCTACCCAGTTATCTATGTCAAAATTATCCATTGTTTTCGCCCTTCGTTGTTTAACTAAAACTATCTTATTTAATTTTTAAATGCATTGCAAGTGTTAATTTGAAGTTTTTTAAAACGGCGTGTATTATTGGGGCATGATAAATACATACGAAAACAAAGCTTTTAAATCTTACAAGCAAAAAATCAAGCTTAACGCGCCGCTAAAGCACTACCCCGCTGGCCATAGGTTGGAAATCGACACAGATAAGGACGGCGTTGCGCTGTCTCGTTATTGGCGTGATCGGATTAAAGACGCGGAAACTGACGGATGCCTAGAACTCATTACAGAAACTAAACGGAGCAAAAAATAAATGCCTATTTCAAAACCAAGTGTAACGCTTAATGTTATCTCAGCCGAGCAACTCGCCAAGGTTCAAGCGCATCGCGTTTTGATTGTTGGCCAATTGCTTTCAGGCACAGCAACAGGCGGCGAGTTGCAATCTGATGTAGATGACGCAACAAACGCAATCAATGCGCAGTTTGGTGCGCGTGCGCAAGTTGCTGAGATGGTTCGCGAGTTCAAGACGATTAACAAAATCACGCCTATTGATGTGCTACCCCTAGCCGATAACGGCAGCGCGGTAGACGCGGAGGCTAACGTGGCTTTCTCTGGAACAGCAACGGCGGCTGGATCTTTGATTGTGACGTTCGGATCTGATAAACGTTACGACACAAAAATTGATATTACAATCGGCGATACGGCAACCGTCGTAGGCGCGGCAGTTCAAACTGCGTTTGCTCTTTATACATCAAGCCCCTTCACTGTTGCAGCCGCAACGGGTACAGCAACGGCCACAGCCTCAAACGGCGGAACACACGCTAATGACTGGACTGTGCGGGTACAGGGAACCGTTGCGGGCATTACATACGTTGTTACTGGTTGGGCAAGCGGTGCTACTGACCCGACGCTAACGGGTGTGCTAGATGTTCTTGGTTCCACACGTTACCATACCATTATTTGGCCAGCCGTTTATGATATTACGGTTATTGAAGATTTTTTAAACGCTCGCTTTAACGCCACCAACAACGTGCTGGACGGTGTTGCTGTTCAGGTTAAGAAAGGTACGCTTTCAAGCCTTAAAAGCTACGTAGCGGCGCTTAATTCTCAAAGCTTAGCCATTATCGGTGACAAGACAGTTAACGCAACATACCGCAAAGGCACAAGCCTTCGTGAGATGCCAGACGTGACCGCAGCACAAGCGGGCGCTATTCGTGCGTTACGCTTGACAACTGGCGCTAACCTTACACAGTATCTAACAACAACAGCGGCTCTTGATCAATTCGGTGGCGTTGCGCTTGCATCATTACCTTACTTCAATACAGCATTACCCAGTTTGCCCGTACCATTGGCCGAGGATGAGTTTACATTCGAAGACCAAGACGAGTTAAACGGCAGCGCGGTATCATTGATTAGTGCGAACCGTTCGTTTAATACAGCAATCTTTGGTGACGTTGTTACGACATACCTAACGGACAACGCTGGAAACGCGGATACATCATATAAATTCTTGAACACGGTTGATACGGCCTCAGCAATTCGCGAGACATTCTTCGTGAACTATAAAGACCGTTACGCGCAAACGCGCTTGACTAACGGTGATCTAATTGCTGGACGTGACATGGCTAATGAGGCAAGTATTCGTGCGTTCTCCCTTGAGGTGTACCGCTCCCTAGCCGCAAGCGGGCTTACGCAGGCTGGAAGCGATGCAGAGCAGGACTTCTTAGATAACCTAATCATCACGCTTGACCTTTCAACGGGTACGGCGACTGTCAACATGGCTCCGTTGTTTGTAACGCAGCTACGCGCAATCATTGGAACAATTCAAGTTAACTTTGGAGGTTAATAAAACATGGCTAACGCTTTATCAAATCCTACAGTAGAAATTAACGATCAAGTTATCGCTATCATCCCCAACACACTATCGTACAAACGTGGTGCTGGTGATGTTAATGTTCGCGCACAAAGCGCGGGTGGAGATAGTGTTGAGGTAGTTGTTACTGAAAACGCAGAGACAAAAATCGGCATGGTTAAGTTCAGCCTAGCGGTTACTGACGTAAATCAAGAGTATGTGCGCACATGGCAAGCAAACAAATTCAATGGCGGCAACACGGTTCGAGTTTCAAGCCGCGTAATGAAGACACCACTTTCGTTTGCAAACATGCATGTAATGTCTGACCCTGAGTTTTCAGTTGGCGCGGATGGTACAGTAGAAGTTGAATTTTTGGGAGATGCAGGATAATGACTGAATTAAGCTTTAAACTATCTAAGCCTATTGAGGTATCAAAAGACGGGGGATTTGAGGAAGTTTACGAGCTTGTTTTAATCGCCCCCAGCATGAAAGACCGCAAGCAAGCTGCTAACTTAGCGCAGTTCATTGCGCGCGCTCAATCGTGCCAAGAGCAGAAGTTCATTGGATTGATGGGAATTGATAAGCTGCAACAGCTTGCTGATGACGCTAAAAGCAAAGGACATACAGAGATTGAAGTCGGTGAAGACGCTGACCAAAATCTAAGAGGTTTGATTACGTCTTCAGGTGAGGACTTAGAGAAGTTCTACGAATGCTTTGAAACGTTGATGCTTCGTGTTTGCACTGTCTTTGATGGTGTTGATATTAAGCCAGCACACATTGAGAAGCTGTGCCTTAAAGACTTTGAAAACGTATGTTTTGAGTATTGCGAAAATTTTATCAAGTAGCGTTTTGGCTAGACACTCAATATCAGAACGCTTATTCGAAAATTCTAAACCTAGTTAAATGGGGTGAGGGCGGGCTTCAATATGACATGCTAATGTCGTTGCCGCTTGATGAGATTTTGCAAATAGACGCAGAAGCTAATAGAATTAATAAAGAAACAAAGCAAGCCATGGATAAGGCTTCAAAGGTGTAGCATGGCTAAGTTTTCAATATCATATGTTTACGAGATAGTTGATAAGTATTCGCGCAAGGCCGCGAAAATTAGCGATACCACAAACCGTATGAGAAAAACCTTCGACAAAACTTCTAAATCAGTTGGCAAGATGGGTAAGTCTATGGTGAAGGCTGGTGCTATTATGGGGGCTGTGGCTACAGTACCTATCCTCCTGCTTGGAAAGAGTATGATTAATGCTGCCTCCGATGCGGAGGAGACACGAAGTAAGTTTGCGTTTATTTTTAAGGATATAGAGAGCAGGGCATTTGCTGCCGCTGATGGCTTTGCTAAATCATTTGGTCTAGCAAAAAGCACATCTCAAGAAATGCTATCATACAGTGCTGACATACTTACAGGCATAGGGTTTACTTCTGACGCTGCGCTTGCTCTGTCTTTGTCTTTGGGTTCAGCCTCTCAGGATTTAGTTTCGTTTAAGAATTTCGCTGGTGGCGCGTCTCAAGCAAACGTTATCCTAACGAAAGCCCTTCTTGGTCAGCGAGACGCTCTTGAGTCATTAGGTATTAAGATATTGGAGGTTGATATAAAAAGGAAGCTATCGCAAATGAAGCGCGAGGGGTATGTATTCGCGACAGAGAACGAGGCTAAAGCACAGGCCACGTTAAACCTCATTATGGAGAGAAGCAAGAACGCTGTCGGCGACTATGAACGCACGAAAGCCAGTTATGCTAACATGCAAAGAAAAGTTACAGAGAATAATAAAACACTAAGTGAGAGCTTCGGTAAGCTTCTTATGCCGCAAGCAACTAAGGCGTTGAACGTTATAGACAAGCTACAGACATCGTTTATAGGTACTAGCGAAGAAAGTAAAAAACTTATAGTTGCTATATCTTTAATTGTCGCGGCTATTGCCCCGCTACTGATAGCCCTTGGCGCTATAGGCATGGCAGCGCCGTTTATCGCGGCTGGCTTCGTACTTGTATTCAGCCCCATTGCGGCGCTTGTGGCTGTTGTCGGCGTTCTTATTGCATCGTTTGTGTTTCTTCTCGCTAAGTCTGACAGCGTGTGGCAGGCGATGACCGCAGCCGCATTGGGTTTAGGCAACCTTCTTTTGGATGTATTTACTGGCATTGGCGCGGTTCTTATGGACGCTATCCTTATGCCGTTCAAGCTTATTTTGCGGGTTATTGATATGTTACCAATGATAAAAGTCCCTGATAGCCTAAAAGACTTAGCTGGTGTTTCCAAGTCTGCTATGGCTTTCTCTCAGTATAGGCAAAAAGCTTCTGAGGAGTTCATTGCTGGCGGAATGGGCGGAAACCCAGCCGCACAAGGCGCAGCAAATCAAAACACGCTTAACGGCAGTATTGATGTTACCGCATCTGGTGGCGCTTCAGTTAATAGCGCAGAGTTCGGGGTTAACGCACCGTCCAATATTGGTACGAACGTTTCTAGTGGTGGTGCCGCCGTCCCTATAGCATACAATTAATCACCGATAGTCATGCCGCCTTGGTCAAGGAACTTTAAAACTTCCTTCATACCATCTTTACCTAACCCCTTCATTTTTTCAAAATCCCGTCTGCTGCGTTTGAGTATATCCCCTAGAGTTTTAATATTGTTCTTCTGGAATAAGGTCGCAGTTCTGTTGGAAAAGTAACCATAGTTAAGCACTATGGACAGCCCGTCCTTGATAGCCTTGTGGTTTGTCGCTTGTAGTTTAAGCCTTTTGTTGGCGATTGATAAGGCAGCAATTTTCGCCAACAAATCAAGCTCAACAATCTCAAATTCTTTATGCTTCCTATTGAAAGCCCTCATTTTTTTAGAGAATACCGATCTGCAAGTGTGTACAGGTAAGTTGTGCATTTTAGCTATATTAGCAAACGTATCACCGCCAATTCTCATCAAGAATATTTCTTCGTCTCTTTGCTTGTTATCTTCCATAGTCTAATCCTTCTTTCGTTGTTTAACTACAACTACCTTATTTAATTTTTAAATAAAGGTCAATAGTTATTTTGTTTTTTTTGCACCTCTAACATATAATGTTAATTATGAGCGTATTTAAAAACCTACTATCAGCATCATATAATGGCATAGAATTTTTAACCCCAGACGAGACACGCTCTGGTGGTAAAAAGACTGTTGACCACGAATACCCAAGCGCAAACAAAAGGCGCTTTGTGGAGGAGTTGGGGGCGCAAGCTGGGTCGTTTTCTGTCACGGCAATCATACATGGTGTGGACGCTATCCAAAAGCGTATAAGCTTTGAAGGGGAACTGGACAAGGCTGGGCGTGGGCTTTTAATTCACCCTACTTATGGGCAGCTAATGGTTGTTGCCACTGAATGGTCTTCAAAATCTAGAGATACCGCAATTGGCGAGTTTAAATTTTCAATAACATTTAAGGAGAGCGAAGATAATATCACGCTATCCGCCACTGTTGACAGTACAAGCCTTGTCTCCGCCGTGTCCAGCCAAGTTAAAGCATCTCTTGATATTGCGTTTACAGATCAGTTTATAGACCTTAAAACGCCATACATACTACAAGCAAGTACAGCTCAATTTACGGATACACTAACAACAATAGGCAGCTTCCCCGCAGGTGTTGATGATCTAATTCCAGACAACGTAACCACACTTGATGGTGTTTTAGACATTGCCGAACACACCTCAAGCTCGGTAGTAAGAAGCGGCGCTTCGTTTATACAAAGCATACGAGGTGCTTATAACGCCCTTGAGAATGTAAGCGAGAATATAGGCTCTTTCTACTCTGGTTTCTTAGGTTTGACATTATTCGGCAATGACCGCGTGTCAAATAGCCTTACAACGCAGAAGCGTATTAATGAGGAAAACAATCTTAGTGTGTTTGAGGACTTAACCCGCGTTAATGCCCTTGCTTCAGCTTACGAGGCTGCTACATACGCTGATTATGAAACGGATGATGAGCTAATAGAGACAAAGAATGACCTAGAGCAAACATACGATACGATTATTGCAACGTCATCCGATGACGGGTTGATCTTCAATCCAGACGTGAAATCACTGATGAATGAGTTACGCTCAACGAGCCGCAAGGTGTTCGACCAAAAACAACAAAACACATGGCGAGTTGTTGATATTCAGAGCGGTGAAAGCAGCCTAGCACTGACATCGTACAGATATTATGCCAACATCGAAAACATAGACACGCTATCAGAATTAAACCCTAACGTTAATTTTTCTGTAAACGATAGCGACATAAAAGGCATCTCATAGATGGCACTTGAATTAGAAGTTAATGGCGTTATCTATGATAAGGCTTTAAATATACGTGTAAGCCGTTCTCTGCATAACCTATGCGGGTACTTCGAGGCAAACTCTAGCGCAGATCCAGAAAACTCGCTTCCCGTTAAGGTCGGGGATGTTGTGCGCGTTCTTGCAGACGGGGTTACGGTTTTGAACGGACATGTTGAAACCCTAGAAGTGAGCTATGATGGTGCAAGCCATGATATTTATATATTTGGGCGCGATAGAACTGGCGATATGTTTGACAGCACTGTGAGTGGGTCAAAGTCGTTTAGTGCGCCGTTAAGTTTTGAAAGTATTCTGCGCTCCGTTCTTGATGCTGGCAATATGTCTCACATCGGTATTGTTAACCAAGCCACCAGCGCCGCTAGTTTTGCGGAAGGGGATACAATAGAGGCAGAGGTTGGGCGGACCATACAAGGGTTCCTTGAGCCTTACGCCCGCAAGCTTCAAATTGTGATGACAACAAACGGTGACGGTGATGTTCTTTTGTTGAGGGCTGGAAACGCTGCGTCTGGTTTGCGTCTTGTGCGTGGTGAAAATATTAAGTCCGCGTCATTCAAAAAGAAAACCACCGACATATTTTACAAGTACACATCAAGAGCGCAGCTTGACCCATTAGGTTTTGATGACGCGCCAGCGAGTGAGGTTGTGAACCAATCAGGCGAAACTGCTATTGACAACACTGCCCGCAAGAGCCGTGTTTTGGAGTTCAATGTAGAAGAAGATATGGACAACTCAACAAGCTTTAACCGCGCACAGTTCGAGGCTAATATCCGCAGGGCTAATTCCGTTAACTATTCATGCGTAGTGCAGGGGCATTCAATTAACGGCCAGCCGTTTAGCATTAATACGCTTGCTTATGTTGAGGATAGCTTTTGTGGTGTATCATCTGATATGCTTATTCATTCTATTGAATACTCCTACTCCTTAAATACAGGAAGCATTACAAAGCTACAGACTACATACAAGGACGCATTCACATTGAACGCGCAACAGGAAGCGCGGGAAGCTGCACGCCAATCAGTAGGGAATGAGTTTTAAATGAATATATTTCAAGTGGTTTTATCGGTTTTAAGGGGCGACACAACGAATTACCCCCGCGCTGGCGTGTCGTACAAGGGAAAAGACACTGACGCGGTCAGGCAGTCCGTATACGGCGTTTGTTCAGCACCTCCAAGCGGCAGCAATGGCTTGCTGTTTAAGGTGAACGGAGACAGCGCGACAAAGTACGCTATACTTGATTTTATGACGGGCAGATTTAAAAACCTTTCTGAGGGTGAGGTTCAAGTTGGTAACTATCTAACGCAAGCGAGTATAAAGTTTGACAAGGATGGGAATGTAACCGTTGACGTGCCTAGCGGTGACTTAACCGCAAACGTAAGCGGCACGTTGACGGCGGACGTTGATGGAGCCACCGCAATAACAACAGACAGCCTAACCATTAATGCGGTGCATGGCTCGACAATCAACGCAAATCTTGATGTGAATGGCACTGTGACAGCAACTAACTTTATAAGTTCAGGAATAAGCGTAGACTTTAATACGCATATCCATACTGGCGATAGCGGTGGTAATACTGGAATACCTAAGTAGTTTTCTCGCAAAACTTTGATACAGCAATGGGTGCGTCGTCACCACCCCACCACTTAGCAGCGTCTATCTTCACCTGATCCGTTAGCTTACGCCCGCATTCGTTTGTGCAATGCTCAGATATGCAAAACGTTTTATCCTTGTAACACATCATATCAAGCCCCCAAAACTAAAGCCAGAAGCAAAGCACCAACTACCAAAGCGCCGCAAAAAAACAAGGACAAGTCATCACTACGGCTTAACCGCTTTAAGTATTTCCCATGAAGGTACTCGTTAGCCGCCCTAACCCCGATTGGGTTTGATGGTATGCCGTACTTGTTTCCGAATGGTTGTGTCATTTTTCTCTCCATATATATTTTTGATCGTTGGCACACATATTCCGTAGAACCTGCATGGGGTGCGTCATGTCATACTCTTCGTTGGTGTAGATTATAGTCATTTGCTTTACCTCCGTCCATAATAGTTTTTGTAATAACCGTCATCTTCTTCTATTTTGTCGTGGTTCATTTATTCGTCTTTCGTTGTTTAACTAAGGCTATCTTATTTTATTTTTAAATGCCAGTCAATAACTATTTTGCGAAAAGGTGATTTTTTTTATATACTCACTGTATGCTAGACGCGGCTTTATTTCAAACACAGAACGGCTATGACTTTAATATCGTAAATGGTGATATTGAGGCGCTTAATAGTTTCAAAACCGCAATAGAGGTCAGTTTGTTCAGTGATGGTCGGGCGGATAGTACGCAAGTTTTATTGCCCCAATACCGTAAAGGGTGGATCGGGGATTTAACAACGCCGATAGAGGGGCAGAATTACGGCTCTTTGTTGTGGCTGGTGCAGCAAGAACGATTAACGCAAAGCACATTAAATAAGTGTGTTTCATTTGCCCGTAACGCCCTACAATGGCTAGTAGACCAAGGACAAGCGAGCGCAGTTAGTGTTAGCGGGTCTATTGTGCCAACCGAGGGCATAGCCCTTAGCATTGCCGTGACAACCGTTGCAGGCCAAACCGAAAGCCATTATGTTTCTTTATGGGAGAACACTGTAAATGCCGATTAACTTCCCAACGCTACGCCAATTAGTAGACCGCACACGTTCAGACGTTCGTGCGGAGTTGCCAGATAGTGACCCAACTGTATTTGGCTCGTTCTTGCGCGCCATGACTGACAGCCTAGCGTCGCGCTCCTATGATTTAGTTTTACTCATCCAGCAAGCCTTAAACCAATTCTTTCCACAAACAGCCACTGGGATCTTCCTTGCTAGGTGGGCTGGTTACGAAGACCTGACAAAAAACCCAGCAACAACAGCGAGCGGCTATGTTGTTTTCACGGGAACGGCAGGAACAGCGATACCAGCAAACACGCTGATTAGCTCCTCCAATGGCGGGGTTTATTCAACACAAGCGGGCGTGTCGGTTTCCGCTAACTCGTTCACCATTTCAGGCATAACTAGGGTTGGGACAACAGCGACAGCAACAGCCACAGGACACCCATTGGCCAGCGGTGTTGAATTGACGGTATCGGGCGCAGATCAAACAGAATACAACGGATTATTTGAAGTAACGGTTGTTGACGCTAATACCTTTTCGTACGAGGTAAGCGGCACGCCAACCACCCCCGCTACTGGTACAATTCTTGGTGCTATCGATAGCGCCCGCGTGCTTATAGAAAGCCAGCTATCGGGGGTTGATTACAACCTCGATAATGGCGCGGTATTGACGCTTAACTCCGCTATTACAAACGTTGATAGTAACGCATACACTCAATTCGAGGGCGTAGTCGGCGGGACTGACTTAGAGACTGACGACGAATTACGCGTTCGCGTGATGGATAGCCGAGCTAATCCAGTGGCAAACTTTAACGCGTTTGCTATAGAGAAACAGGCGAAGACAGTTTCAGGGGTTACGCGAGTATTCGTTAAGAAGATTACGCCGAATGTCGGCGATGTTACGGTTTACTTTTTCCGCGATGGTGATACAAGCCCAATCCCAAGCGCAGCCAACATTACGACCGTTAAAAATAAGATAATAGAGTTGCTTCCCGCTACATCTGACGAAAGTAATGTTTATGTGTTAGCGCCGACCATAACAACAACGGGCTTCACGTTTACATCTATAAGCCCAGATACACCAACAATGAGGACGGCCATTACTGCAAACTTGCAAGCGTTCTTTGATGATAGAGCTGAATTTGAAACCGATATAACAGAGGATCAGTACAGATCAGCAATCATTGAAACTCAAGACACCGAGACTGGTGATTTCCTTGATAGTTTCGTTTTATCAAGTCCGAGCGCGGATATAACTATCGGCACTGGTTCTATAGCAGGTTTAGGGAGTGTGCTGTACTCATGAGTTTAGATTTCTCAGCTAAGGACAAAGGTACTCAATCTAGGCTACTGGCTCGCCATATGCCAGACGGTGCTGTGTGGGACAATAAGTTCAACACGGAAAGCAATATTGGTAAGCTTATGTTGGGGCTTGCTAGTGAGTATTTTCGTGTATCGGTCTTGGTAGAGAATGTCATGAGCGAGATCGATATCAATCAAACAAATGATTTAATACTGGACTGGCAAAAATCCGTAGGCATCCCCGACGATTGCCTGCCCGTAAGCGGAACACTAGAAGACCAGCGCAGGGATATACTTTTAAAGCTCACAAACTACGGCGGCGTGCAGACAGCGGCAGAGTTTGAGGCTTTGGCGTTACTGTTTGGTTTTAACGCCTCTGTGGGTAATGCTATATACAATGGAACGTTCGCCCTTGGTTTTCCTGTCCGCTTTTTTGACAGTCGCAAGTCTGCGGTGCATACTATAATTGTTGATTTAGAGGAAAGTAGAGCTGTTTTCGCTTTGGACTTTCCAATTCAGTTTACTAGCGGGGTTAGTGGTATTATTGAGTGCTTATTCAGACAGTTAGCGCCAGCCAATTGTCAATTATTATTTAGATATGGAGTTATATAAATATGCGTAATATTGCAGACAAGACGGACAATGTAAGCACGTTATCGGCGGCAGAGTTTAACGGCTCTATCATGCAAGAGCTAGAGAATGCCGTTACAAGCGCAGGTATAACGCTTGACCCAAGCGGCGGCGCTGATACTGATGACGAAATGCTCGCGCAAGCCATCACAAGAACTTCACAAGGCGCTATATCGTACACGGACGGCGGTGCGGCTGATGCTTACGTCTTGACGGCTCAAGGCGGATTTATACAGCCTGCGGCCTATACTGATGGGATGCTGGTTTTGTTTCAGGCGGGTAACGCTAATACTGGAGTGAGCACAATCAACGTTTCAGGGGTTGGGGTTACCGACCTAAAAGACAAGGACGGCGTTGCACTTGCTGCGGATGATATATCAGCTAATGTTTTTTATATTGCGAAGTACGATTTGGCTGGGACTGAGTTCAGGGTTGTTTTTAATGGCGCGGAGACAGCGGCGGCTTCTGTTTTTGTGCAGACTGTTAATGCGTCAGTAGCGGCAGTGGCAACGGGGACGGCGCAAATACCAAATGATGACACTATCCCCCAGAGTGGGGAGGGTTTGGAGGCTATAACACTGGCAATAACCCCGACAAGTGCAACAAACAAATTAAGAATACGCGCACAGATCAACATCTCAGTTGGTGGCTCCAATGAGACTTTTACTGCGGCACTATTCCAAGATTCCGCAACAAGCGCAATCCATGCTGTTCAGGGGTACTCTTCTGTGTCTGGGGACGGGACTAGTATGTTTCTTGAGTACGTAATGGTAGCAGGGACAACAAGTGCAACCACATTCAAGGTACGAGAGGCGGCTGAGGACAGTATAGTGGTAACACTTAATGGCGCGGGCGGCACAAGACGCTTAGGCGGTGTTTTGGCTCACACATTAACAATTGAGGAGATTTTGGTATGATAGATGCACTTGTTTGGAAGTACGGATACGCTGAAGGCATTTTATCTGTGGATGGTGTTCTTGTTGATTTTCCTGCGGAGCTAGGAAAGCGTCCTACGGCTAAAGAGATCAATACTATCGTCAGTGAGTATGCTGATTACATGGCTATTATCAACGCCATTAACGAGCTTGAGGCGAGCGTCACCAATAGGCGTGTTCGTGAGGCTTTAGTTGGTGACGATGGCGGTTGGCTTGCTGGGGTTGAAGCAGCTATTCAAGTCGAAAGAAGCAAACTTTAAAACGTATATCTAAGGGGGTATCATGAATACAAGACCAGAAACAAAGCCAGAGGCGTTATCCTTTTTGGAGAGGGTTAATATTGAGGTTTCCGTTCGTGCTTTCTCTCGCACAAATGGAATGTCCCCAAGCACAGTTCGCAGATGGATTAGACATTGTGAATGTTTAGTTGATAACGGGTTTTCTATCCCTGATGGTATGAAACTAAAGGGAACATCATTTTTACGTGATGCCCAGACGGGCGACAAGAAAATCGAGTGGGTTAAAACCACTGAGGATCTGGAGCGTAAAGAAGAGATGATGCGCGAAGCCATCGCCGCATTGCGTGAAGATATCCCGCGCGAACTGCCCAACAACAGCACCCCACTAACAAACGACAATCTAGCATCATGCTATGTAGTAACGGATTACCATATGGGGATGCTTTCGTGGGCTGGTGAGACTGGCGATGAGTGGGATACTGAAATAGCGTCTAAGATGCTTATAGATTGGTTTGGCTCTGCAATTGAGGCCGCTCCGCACTCAGACACAGCCATCATAGCGCAGCTAGGCGACTTCCTGCACTATGACAGTCTAAATTCAGTTACGCCAGCCAGCGGGCATGTGCTGGACGCTGACGCACGCTACCCCAAGATAGTACGAGCGGCTATTCGTGGTATACGGCAGATAGTGCAGATGCTACTGGAAAAGCACGGGCATGTTCACATTATACTTGCAGAAGGCAACCACGACGCAAGCGGAAGCGTTTGGTTGCGTGAGCTGTTTTATGAGAAGTACGAAGACGATCCACGGGTAACGGTTGACGACACGAACAGCCCTTATTACGCTTACGAATGGGGTAAGACAAGTTTGTTTTTCCATCATGGTCACAAAAGAACAGTCACCAATTCGTCTAGCGTCTTTGCTGGTTTGTATAGGGATATGTTTGGGCGCACTGAATACTCTTATGCGCATCTAGGTCACAAACATCATGTAGATGTTAAAGAAGACAGCTTGATGATTGTTGAGCAACACCCCACGCTTGCCGCAAAGGACGCTTACGCTGTTCGTGGTGGGTGGCTTTCGAAACGTGGGGCTAGTGTTATTACGTACCACAAAGACCACGGGGAAGTGTCGCGCTCAACTATTCGCCCTGAGATGGTCGGTTAATTTTATTTAAAACATACATGATGATATTATAATATTAAAGGAAGCAATATTTATGATTTGGCTATTACCCCTATATATGGGCTTTTTCTCCCGCATGGCGGGAGGTGGCTTTGGCGCTAAGTATCTTGACCGCTTTAAATTAACATGGCTTCCAGAGGTTTTGTTTTGCTTGCCGTTTGGTTGGGCTGCGTATGAGTGGAGTGGGCTTTATGCAGCGGGCGTTATTGGGTTTGTTGTCTCCTACCTTGGAATGCAATCGGCAACATGGCCAGCATTGCGTTGGGTTAAGGGTGAAAACAGATACCCGAACAGAAGCGCGACATTAATGCCGTTCGTTGATTTCCTAGCTAAGCCGTTTAAATGGAAGGTTGGCGATGAGGGTTATTCGTGGTTATGGATGGCAGCTAAGGGGTTTATTATATCATTGCCAGTTGGCGGCGTTATCGGCGCTTTCCTCTGGCCATTAGGTTATGAAATTGGTTCTCATGCTAGGGGGCGTGTTGAGCAGTACAACATAGACCCGCATGGTGTTGCTGAGTTTATGGCTGGTGTTTTGTTAGCATTTTCAATTATGGTGGTTTTATGGATCTAAGAGAAGTTATATTAATTGACAATTTCACGCTGTACCAATTCTTCGGAATGGCCACGGTTTTTCTAGCGTGCGTCAATATGTTTTTGTATATGTGGGCTGCTCGCCTTATGTGGGAGACAAGGCATCAAATAACAGACGCCTTGCGTGATAAGATGGTAATGGAGTGCGCCCTTACATTCACAACTGTATTAATGGGTATTGGTGCATTTATAACGGTTGACCATTCGTTCTGGCAACTAGCTTATGTTTGCCGCGTTGGTCTTTTACTTATATCACCGTTTATTATTTTTAGACTTGTTAAGGCCTGCCGTGCCATTATAGAGGCAGGAGAGTAGTATGGAGAAATCCGCAATGATGGCATCGGAGACATTGCAAAACAGCGTTTTAGGTGCTGCAGTTGTGATGCTTATATTCCTTATTTGGTTTGTGTTGAAGTCTGTTTTTTCGCACATTAAAGAAAGCGACAAAAGACAAGCGGATAGCATAAACAAGAATACTGAAGCACTTAGTAGAATGGCGGAGGCGCATGAAAAGAGCGGTGATAAAATTGCAGCGAGTATTGAGCGGGCTTTGCTTTATCGCGGCGCTGACGGTCGTGGCTAGCTGCGAAAACAAAAGATCATTCCAAACGTCTTTATCGTTGCCCTGCGAGTGGCATGAAAAAGACAGAGACGGATTAGCATGTAAGGTTCGTATAGAGCCAAAAGTGATATTTAGATAAGGCGGTTAAAATGAGAAAAATAAACAAAGTTTACATCCACTGCTCAGACAGTGACCACGCCCACCATGATGACATAAGCGTTATCCGTAAGTGGCATATGTCGCCAGACCCTAAAGATCCAAGCAAACCTTGGTCTGATGTCGCTTACCACTTCTTTATCACCAGTGAGGGTCATACTCAGATTGGCCGTCCAATAAGTAGGATACCAGCCGCACAAGGGGGGCATAACACTGGCTCCGTAGCTATCTGCCTGTCTGGGCGTGATAACTTCACACAAAAGCAATTTGATGCACTCACGGTGCTTTGTCGCAAGCTTAATGATGATTACAACGTGACGTTTCATGGTCACAATGAGGTCGATAGCGGCAAGACTTGCCCTAACTTTGAATATAAGAGCGTCCTGCTCCTTAATCTCAAAGGCGAAATGCAGCCAATCTTAATCCACGAGCCTACATTGTTTGACCGTTTGAGCAGATGGGTTGTAATGTGGTACAATAATTCGAAAACTTAAAAGGAGTTTATGCTATGAGTATTTTATCAGGTAAAAAAACATATATCGGACTAATGATTGCAATCACACCGACTATTGCTGGCCTTATTGGCTATGACCTAACCCCACTGGGTGCGGCTGAGCTGGGCGGAGTTCTGTCCTTGGTATTGGATAACGTAGAGGCTGTAATTACTGGCATTGGCGCACTTATTGCTGCTTATGGCCGCTTGGTGACCAAAGGGTGATTAGTGGAATTGTCGCGAAGGCGTTAGGCTGGTTGCTTAATTTCTTTGCGGCCTTTTCTTTTGGGCGTTCACATGAGCAGAAAAAGCAAGTTAAGGCAGAGAATGAGGCGCTTAAAAAAGACATCGCTATATCAGCTAAGCCTCGTAAGCGTGGCAAGTCTTTGCTTGACAGCTTGCAAGACGACAAATAACCCGCCCTTTCCTGTATTGGGTAACGAGGCGCGGGAAGAGATAGTATTAAAGTGCGGGAAGTACCTGCAAGAGTGTCCTGAGTTAGAGCTATGGCTTGGTGATATTGATAAGCTAAAGCAGCAGTTAGAGAATTGATATCACTTAACCTCAATATCATAAATCTTGCTATCGACAATAAAGTAGCCCTCACCGACCTCACAAGCGCCTTTATGCTCGTTGCACTTATCTTTGCATAAATCAATGAGCTGCGCGTTCTTACGCTTTCTGTCTGCTGTTCTTATTGTACTGCTTGGGTTATATACTGAGTTCATTTTACTATTCTTTCTCTGTTTTTGGTGGGTTTCATTCATTTGGTCGTCACTATCGCTGTTGACCATTGATAGTCTTGAATTCCTGATATGTATATTAATGCGCTGTCTCCCGCGTTATGCCTAACAAGCTCTATCGCCTCTTTTTTGGAGTCGGCAGTTACAGAAAATATGCTATGTGATTTGAATTGAACTTCAACTTCGTATTCTTCACTCATCATCCACCACCTTCCCAACGATCTCGCAGTGTTGGTTTCGGGGGAGTTCAGTATTAGGCCAAATCCACACGATCAAAGACACAACAATAGCGCCAATCAATAGTCCTGAGCAAAAAGCTTCGTCTTCATAATGCATCCTCTATTCCCCCTCTGTTTTCGTATTCTCAATCAACTCAATAAGCTTATCGGCCATCCGCTCATAAGCAGCATCCCTCGCAGCATCCCTCGCAGCATCCCCCGCAGCATCCCACGCTGCAGCCCTCGCTGCAGCCCTCGCTGCAGCCCTCGCAGCATCCCCCGCAGCATCCCACGCAGCATCCCACGCTGCAGCCCCCGCTGCAGCCCCCGCAGCAGCCCTCGCAGCATCCCTCGCAGCATCCCCCGCAGGTTTCCCGTCTATTTCTTTTTGGTGAAGTTCAGCCACACCTTTAATAGCGATTTTACCGCGTTCGTCTGCATAGTGAATAACCCCCACTTCTGGATCAATAAGCAGCCATACCGCAAAGTGATTCCAAACCTTAGAGTAATCTTTACCGACCTCGAAGGCACTCAAGAACCGTTCAGGCCAAACCATAGCTTGATCATTTGGTAGCCCTTCAAAGATGGAGTCCTCAAGTTGCGCTAGAGCCTGTGGGATGCCGAACTGTGTCTCGTATTCCTCGTGGTCTGACCCATGAATAAGACACCCAACGGCGCACCCTTTTCCGTCTCCCCAATATTGGCCTTTAACCAGAGTATCAGCCACACGGTGTGCCTTCATTGTTGCTAGGACTTGTGTTTTTAGTTCTGGATTATTTAGGTATGCTTGCATTTTACTATTCTTTCTCTGTTTTTGGTGGGTTTCATTCATTTGGTCGTCATTGGTTTTCTCCTAATATGGTTGCAAGGATTAGGAATAAAATACCCAAAACATGCGGTTCGAAATGTGGTTGCCCACCCCACATAAGCATTAAAGCTGTTATCCCATGAACCAATCCTAGCGTGTAAAAAATCAAACGCATTATTAATCTGTGCATCACACATCCCCCTTATAAGTTGGCGCGGCTGCTACTAGGGCTTTGTACAAAGCATAGGACGCCCCGCCGCAACTCCTACTACCGTCAAAATTAAAACTATCTTCCGATATCTGCACAACTTGAGCCGCCATCATTTGCTCAGCCAGAGGCTCAACAGGCATCAAAACCCAACCTTTCGGCACACGCGCAGCCGCATCGTGTTCTTGCTTCATTTCTTTTGTGGTCATCACGCGCCCCCTGCTATCTTGGTCAAGCGCTCAATCTCTGTAATTGCCCACTTTATCGACTGGCGGCTGTTGGCGGCTTGGGTTATGAATTGGGCGGTTTCTT